GAAAAATTCCGCACAATGGTCGAGAAACTGGATTTCGACGGTGTAGATGACTTCCAAGACAAGTTGGTTACACTTAAAGAGAACTTCTTCGATGAAGACACACCAGTGAAGACTCCTCTCGTTGAGGAAGTCGCAGTTTCGGAAGAAGAAGCCATGAAAGAATCGGTTGAATTGACTCCCACTATGTCAGCATACACAAACATGTTGAATAGAATCAATACCTCCGACAAGAACAAAGTAAGATAAGCAACTAAGAAGGAGTTCTAAAAATGGAACAAATGCTTGTAGAAAATCTGAAAAATAAGTGGGAACCAGTTCTTAATTGTGAAGGAATGGCTCCCATCAAAGATGACTATCGCAGAAATGTAACTGCGATTCTTCTTGAGAACCAAGAGCAGGCTCTCAAAGAAGAAGTCAACACAACTTTTGGCACTGCTGTTGGTGCTGACACTAGCGGTAACTTCAGCAGTGTCGCTCACTTTGACCCTGTTTTGATCTCGCTCGTTCGTCGGGCTATGCCTAACTTGATTGCATATGATGTCTGTGGTGTCCAGCCCATGTCTGGTCCTACAGGTCTGATTTTTGCAATGAAGGCTAAGTTCCAAGACAGAGCAAATGTTGAAGCACTCTTCGACGAAGCACCTACCGACTTCTCCAATAAAGCCTCTGGCACAACCGCTGATCGTGGTTTCCCAGTCTTTGGTGGAACTGGTGACCCTCTGGGTATCGTTGGTGGTGCTGGTACTTCCGGTGACTCTAACAACAGATCCGCTGGTGGTACACTGACAATGCAAAGCGAAGCAGGTGCTACGCCTCCTACGTTGGAAACAACTGACCTCGCCGAAATGGCATTCGTCATCGACCGTACATCGGTTGTTGCGAAGACCCGTGGTCTGAAGGCTGAATACACCTCAGAACTCGCTCAAGACTTGAAGGCTGTTCATGGTCTTGATGCTGAAGTCGAACTCGCAAATATTCTCTCGGCTGAAATCCTCGCTGAAATCAACCGTGAAATTGTGAGAACGATTTACAACAATGCGAAACTTGGCGCACAACAAAGAGACTTGAGATTCAAGTCTGGCAGTGTGGATCAGTTCGGACAAGGAGAAGCCAACGGTATTTCTCATAGAAATTCTGGTGGTATCTACGATGTTGATGCTGACTCTGACGGTCGTTGGTCTGCTGAGAAGTTCCGTGGTTTGATGTTCCAAATCGACCGCGAAGCAAACGTGATTGCTAAGGAAACTCGTCGTGGTAAGGGTAACTTTATTATCTGTACCTCTGATGTTGCCTCGGCTCTCTCGATGTCTGGCTTCTTGAACTTGACCCCAACGCCTAGCGGCATGGATTACAACGCTGATGATACCGGCAACACCTTCGTTGGTACTCTGAACGGCAGAATCAAGGTCTACATTGACCCATACTCTGTCTCTGGTTCCGACTACATCACCGTTGGTTATAGAGGCTCTAGCCCCTATGATGCTGGTATGTTCTATTGTCCATACGTTCCGTTGCAAATGGTCCGTGCAGTCAACGAAACCAACTTCCAACCGAAGATTGGCTTCAAGACTCGTTACGGTCTTGTGAACAACCCGTTCGTGTCTGGTGGTGGCACTGATCGCTCTGATCCCCACTCTACCGACTCAAATCGTGCGAACCAATACTTCCGTATTTTCCGGGTTCTCAACCTGCACGGTTCTGATGTGACACCTGCTACAACCTAATCTAGATAAAAATTGAATACGCAGATAGGGGAGTCGAAAGACTCCCTTATCTTTTTAACCTAAATACTCTGATGGCAGATCCAAACAATCCATTCAAGAATTCATTCAAAGACAGAAGGATTTACACTTCTCCCGGCACAAAAAGTGTGACTGGTGGTTTTTCGTCAGTTGATTTAGAGGGTGGTATTCTTCCGGGTTTGACTAAAGGATTTGAACTGGGTAAACCACCCGGTGCGATTCAAAGACAGCCTGATAATGTAAACTATTTGTTTCCAAATTACTTCAAGTTCAATTTGTTTAGATTACCAAAAATGATTTACTTTGTTCAAAAGGCAAATCTCCCACAATTTGGAACCGATGGCAATTTGATTCAGCCAAATAGATTTGTCAATGCCAAGCATCCAAACACAAAAGCAACTTTCGGTGACATTACATTATCATTTTTAGTTGACGAAGACATGGCAAACTATCGTGAACTTTACGATTGGATGCGAACAATTTACCTTATCAAACACCATAAAGAATTTGACTCTGATATCAAGAATCATTTCTCTGATGGTAGTCTTCATATTTTGAATAGTGCCATGTTACCCAAACAAGAGATTCGATTCCACAACATGCTTCCCATTCAAATATCAGGTCTTGACTTTGACTCTTCAATCACTGATCTCACACCTTTAGTAGCAGATATTACCTTTGCTTACGATTATTACGAATTCGTGTGATTTTCCTGTTGACTTGACTTGACATCCCTTTATAGTACGAGTGTCAACGAGAGAAAGGGGAAAAAGGATTACATTATGGAACTAACTGAATTAAGAAAGATGGTAGAGGCGGACGCTCAGATCGATGACACAGAACTTGACACCGAGAGCCTTCGTCTTCCCAACCTACACAACAAATACCTCAATCTTTACCACGATGCGAAACTCCG